GGATAAGGGGTAGATTAATTGAAAACAGAACAATTGGTCTTGTGACCAATGTAATGCATAAGTCAAAGATAGGACATAACTATGGTACTGCGGCGCAAAAGGGATTAAAAACAATCAATAAAGCTATAAAAAGAGCAGCTAAAACAATGTTAAGGATGAGATAATATTATGTGGGAAAAAGCAGTAAAATATTGGAAAGAACTTGATACTGCAATAGGGGTAACTAAAGGTCTTGCTAAGAGATCTGGCTCTAGGCTTTTGGGTCGCATGGCTACTGGTGCAGCTCTTGGAGCTGGTCGTGGAGCATTGGATAATTTGTGGGGAGATAGACAAAGTATGCTTGGTGGCGCTATGCAAGGGGCTATGTACGGAGCAGGTTATCACTTTATAAGAAGAGGGATGCTAAGAAGAGGTATTGGTGCTGCTAGGATAGGTAAGATTAGAGGTATGCCTAGTTTTAGTGATAGGATGGATAGAATAGCTGCTGGGAAATTGCGAAGAGGTCTAAGGTAGATAATGCCTACTACTACAGAAACACCCAGTTTATACAATAGATTTGTAGAGCATCCTTTAGTTGAATTCTATGGTTTTTCAGTTATGGCGATGGCAGCTCGTGCTCCAGCGGCTGGGTTTAATGTTCCTTGGACTGGATTGCCAGCAAGGATTGCTAATATGGCAACTGGTGCTTTTGCAAGAGGAGCCAAAAGGCCCGGATTAGCAACCCAATTTCCTGCTGGAGGAATAGGTATGGGTAGTCCACGTTTTCGTAGAAGATTAATGGGTGATGTCAAATTTGGAATAAAACCAGCAGGTTTTTATAAATCAAGACGTGGAGTTCTTGCATTGACGGGGCGCTTGGGGAGAACTCAAGCTCCTGCAATGAGAATGTTAATTGGTAAAAATTTATTGGCCCGCGCTGCTGGTTTTGGTTTAACAATGATAGGCATAGAGCTTGCAATGATGGTGCCAATGCTTGCTTATCAAGGCTATCGAGGTATAGTAGAACAAGTGAAGTCGACTCGTGGATTAGAAATGGGTGGATATTTCCCTGAGACACGTGGTTCTTTAACTTCGCGCCAAAGATCAGTACAGGCTATAACTGATTCTAGATTACAAGCTAGAAGTGCTATCGGAAATGAAGCCCAATTATTTCACAGGTGATTTATGCGACGCCGCCCAAGAGGAAATTTCAAGAGAGTAATTTCTTGGAGGAAGTGGCGCAGAAGTGTATTTAATAGGGATAATTATAAGTGTATACTGTGTGGGGAATGGCGTAGAAAAATAGCACCACATCATATACTTCCAAAAAGAGATTTTCCTAAATTAAAATATACTGTAGCGAATGGTGCTACACTTTGTTGGAAATGTCACGCGAAAACAATATTGAAAGAATATAAATATGTAGTACGTATTGTTAAAAAATTATTTGGAGGACTGGCTAAGTGGAGACTTACAAAACATTACAAGAAGCACTTGATGCAAAAAAATCGAAACGTTGGATGCAAAAAGCGGCGAAGAGCATAAAGAAGCGCGGTACTGCTGGTGTGTGTACTGGCTCTAAATTTGGTAGCCCTTCTTGTCCGGCGGGATCAAAAAGATACAATCTAGCCAAGGTCTTTAGAGCCGCGGCTAAGAAAAGAAAAAAGAAATAGAGAAGGACAAAATAAAATGCGCATAGAAACTAAAGAAGAACTCTTAAGAAGATTATTTTCTGGCAAAGATACACCAGATAGCAGCCTTATAAGAGATGTTCTTAGGATACCAAATTATGGGGCAAGGGATACAGCAAAGTTAGATGAGATAATAAAGAGAACAGAAGAAGATAGCCCAAGATTATCATTGTTCTCCGAGTTTTTAGGTTGCAATGTCCTTAAGCAGATAATAAATACTAAGGTTTTCCCTAAATATAAAAAAGGTATTGTTTCGATTGCGGCAGATAAAATTATAAAAGAGAAGTTTGATATCACACAAAAAATGTGGTTTGGTTATGCTGATAACTTGCAGCCCGTCAGGGCAGAAGAAATACAAACAGATCTTAATGTTACACAAGATACTTTGGTAAAAGGATACTATTTTCTTACAAATAAAGAAACAAAAGAAAATATGATCTTTGGGATAGATTTTTTAAGCGATTTCTTTACTGGTTATATATCGATGTATTCTGGTGAAAAGAACTCAGCCACAGCTTCTAGTACTATAAAAGAAATTATTTCTTGGGCCGCAAATAATAATTTCCTAAAAGGTAAAAAGATTGATGCTACAGGAAGATTTTTGAAGGTTGATAATATCACAATGTCTGATGTAATACTTAAAGACGAAATAAAAAGGAGAATCTTGAGTGGCACTGTTGATATGATGGAAAATATGGATGTGTATCGCAAAAATAATCTTCCCATCAAAAGAGGTATTTTAATGGAAGGGGAGCCTGGTACTGGGAAAACATTAATAGCGAAAGCACTGTGTAACAGAATGAAGTGTACTTTTATTTGGGTTACCCCGGATGATGTAAGATATCCACAAGATATTTCTTGTATATATCAAATGGCGCGGGAAGTGTCTCCTTCTGTAATTTTGTTTGAAGATATTGATTATATAGGAAAATCCAGAGAAAGTTATAGAGATTCATATTTCGATAAAATTACTGGTGAGCTTTTGAACCAAATGGACGGGGTTGAAAGTAATGAAGGTATAATTACTTTGGCTTCTTCTAATTATCCTAAATCACTTGATAAGGCATTACGTAATAGACCAGGACGATTTGATGTAAGGGTCAGATTTGATTTGCCCGACGAGGAATTACGGGAAAAGATGCTTACTAAGTTTTTTGGAGAGGTTGATATCTCTGATGTGAATTTAAAAGAAATGGTGGATTTAACTAATGGTTATACCGGCGCATATATTAAAGAACTTATAGTTGCTACTATTATGCTGGCGGTAACTGATAAATCAGTCCAAGATGATGGGAAAGCTATAATAAAGAAAAAATATTTTGATGAAGCTTTTAACGAATTGGAAGCTAGTAGAAGATTGGATGAGGTAGAATAATGCCCAGCGTAAAAAAAAATGAAGGCCAATCCAAATATATGAGTAGATGTGTACCTGCTGTAAAAGCAGAAGGAAAATCTCAAAAAGCAGCTGTTGGTCAATGTATGGGGATGTACAAGTCTAAGTGGACTGCTAGCAAAAAGAAATAATAAAATGAGTGATAAAAATTTTGTAACAAACTATAAAAAGAAAATATCAATAGATAAAATATATAATAAACGAGTGGAAGATTGGAAATCGGAGAACAAACATAGAGATGTGTGGAAAGAAACATTTGAGACTGGATATTACAAAAAGGTATGGGAATCGGTATTAAGAAATGGTTTTCATTCTTATCCGTTATATTTATGGAGTTACAAAGATTTAAGTATGGATGGAGACGGTGGCAATTATAGAACAAGACCATTCTATGTACGTAAAGATTACAATGAAGATAAAAGTTTTGGTAAAGATTGTTATTATGCTCTAGGTAATCATAGGTATATGATACTAAAAAAGATGAAAGAAGAAGGAAAAATAGATGAAGTAGAAACCTTTGTCCGGGATTACAATCCTAACATAGCTACAAAACAAGAATTTGAAGATTTTCTTGCTGATCCCGCGGGTAAGGGAGATTGTTCTAATAATATATATTTACCATATAATTTAAGATTATTAGATGGATCAGATGATGCTAAAGAACTTCTAGCTCGATCTATGCTTCCCTCTTGGTTTTGGTATGATAAAACAATTCTGGATGTTGCATGTAGTAATGGTGGATGGGGTTTTGAGTGTTTACATAATGCAGCAAAATATGTAACAAGTTTTGATAAATGTGGTCCTACGATTGATATAGCAAATAAGCTTAGATCTCTTTTTAAATATGAAGATAGATCAAGGTTCTTTACTTCTAGTTTTTCCGATGTTGATTGGAACACTATTCCAGAGCACGATGTAGTATTTCTTAATCAATGTATATACAATATTCCCGAGGGTAAGAAAGTATTAGATGTTATTAATGATAAATGTAAGAATTTTTTAATAATGTATACATATGTAACGAATGAAAAACCATATATTATTAATGATGGATTTAAACCTTCCTGGATGCCAACAGTGATGGATTTGAAGAATGAAATGGTAAACTTAGGTTTTAAGTATGTGTATATAGTTATTGATTCTGGTCTGACTGAAGATTTTATGAAAAATCCAGTTGCATCTAAGCGGAGAATTAAATGTTTTTTAATAGGTGCCAGAGAAAAAGATATAGATAGTCAATTCTATTTTTTGCCGAACGAAGCTTACCCTAAGTCGTCTAAAAAATATGATATCGTAGAACTTGCTCCTGATTTTAAAATAATTGAGCTTAGAATTCCTCCAGAATGTTTATAAAATAATAAAGTACGTGAAAAACAAAAGAAATAAAAAAGGAAATAGATTGGGTGAACGGTACGGACCGTTAAATAATTAAATCAAAAAAAATAAAAGGGTCGCCTGCACTTAATTCACCCATAGTTTTAAATATGAAACAAAAAATACACCCATATTGCAGGGAATGCTTAAAAAAACATAACGGGAAGTGGTATGTCAAAAATGGTAAGGTATGGTGTAAAGATCCGGCCGATATAGAAGATTTTCATATATGTAACTTAATAAATGATTTAGATATAAGTTCTGATGCTAGGAAGAATCTAGAAGAAGAAGAAATAAATTTTGCAAATTTTTTATTTGATCCAGTAAAGTGGACTAAGGGAGAATTTGATTGGCTAGCTAGATGGTATCAGGAACAGATGTTGCGCTGTACTGCCACGAGGAAAGTAAGTAGGATTGGCCGAAGAGCTGGTAAGACTGAAGCTATTTGTGTAAAAATGCTTCATTATGCTTATACTCATGAGAATGTAACGGTTTTGGTTATTGCGCCATATAAAAATCAGGTTGGTTTGATCTTTGATAAACTTGATACGTTTCTTGGTAAAAGCGAAGCATTAAGAGCATCAATAAAAAGAAACACTAAAAACCCCTACAGGGTTCAGTTGCATAATGGTTCTAAGATATTAGGGTTTACATCTGGAACTCGTACTGGAAGTAAATCAACTGGTATTCGTGGTCAGGATGCTCATATGATATTGATAGATGAGGCTGATTACTTAAGTGGAAGTGACTTTGAAGTTATATTGGCTATTCAAGCATCTAGGGCTGATGTACAAATATGGGCTTCTTCTACTCCTACCGGAAGAAGAGATATGTTCTGGAGATTCTGCACAGAACCTAGCTTAGGCTTTAAAGAGTTTCATTTCTCCTCAAGTATTTCTCCTACATGGACAAGACAGACAGAACGATTAGAAAGAGCTCAGTATTCGGAGCAAGGATATGCGCATGAGTTTGATGCTGAGTTTGGCGAAGAAGCAGAGGGTGTGTTTTTAGATAAACATATAGACGCTGTGCTAGAAAAATACGACCTAGATAGGGTTAAAAGAAATAACGAATCTATTTGTACTTTTGGGGTAGACTGGAATACTGCTGGTACTGGAACTGTAATAGTAATTACTGAGTGGAATAAGAATTTTAAAGGTGGTATAGGTGCTTTCAAGATGATGAGAAAGTACATAATAAGCCAGTTGGAGTTCACCCAGGTTAGAGCTTGTGAAGAAATAATAAAGTTAAACGCAGAATGGGATCCGGCTTTTATTTATGTTGACCAGGGATATGGACATACTCAAATAGAAATGCTTCATAAATATGGCTTAGAGCACCCTAAGACTGGTCTTGCTAATAAAGTTAAGGGAGTATATTTTGGTGATAGGATGGAAATAAGAGATCCTGTCAGTAAGCAGCGCGTAAAAAAACATATGAAACCATTCATGGTAAATCTTGCCGCGCGCCGATTAGAAGAGGGGCAAGTAATATTACCTGAATCCGAAGATGTTAAAAATGGCCTAGTAGGCCAAATGAGAGATTTTACTGTAATAAGGCAGACTGCTTTGGGTCAGCCTGTTTACAATGATGACAACGATCATACGCTAGTTGCTTGGATGTTGTCGATTCTTGCTGCTACTATTGAATATAGCGATATGTCTAAGCAGAACAGAGTGATGGACATAGGTCTTACTGGTAGATTTGGGCATAAGGTTGGCAAAGATTTTAAACAAAACGAAAAGCTTTTAAGACAGGAAAAAAGAAAGTCTGCCGTTGTTACTCCAAGGTGGTACCCGACAAAAGTTTTTAAAGATGATACATTAAGAAACAATTTAGATTATATTAGGAGTCGTTCTAGAAAAAATAAAAGTACTAGCGGAGATAAGTTAACTAAAAAGAGACTTAGTAATTTATATAAGAGTAGAGTAGGTTTTTAAAGTAGGTGCGTAGGATTTCTATCCAACTCCTCGAGGAGACTGCTGGTGGTTAAGTTTATCCCCCCCTGCTTAAACCATCAGCTTCGCACTCTTAAGGTGAAAAGGGTCGCTCCCTGCCAGTGCCTAATCACTGGCTAGCCTTAATTATCGCTTATTAGGAGGCATAATGTATAATCATAAAAAATATATGAAAGAATATAACGCTAAAAATAAAGAAAGAAGGCGTATATATAGAGAAGATAATAAAGAAAAAATAAGTTTATATACTAAAAAATACAACAGTAAGAATAAAGATAGGATTAAGAGTCGCTTTAAGGGATATAAAGTTAGAAATTTAAAAAGTTGGGAAGGATATATTCCTAAACGAACTAAATGTCAGATGTGTGGGGTAAGTATATATCTTAATTCAGGAGATAGCGCTACGGCGATTAATTTTGATCATAGGTATGGTGGTACAGAAGTAATAAAAGGTTATCCAACGCGATGGTTAATTTCCCATAAAAGGAATCCTAAGAATGAAAAAATATGGAAATCCTGTGATTTTGGAATATTATGTCGAGAATGTAATAGACGTATACCTACCATAGGGAGGGATAAATTTTTGAGAAATTTGAATAGATATCTACAAAAGGGAAAAAGATGTCATTGAATAAAGAAGACTCCCAAAGAGTAGGGTATAAAGCTAAGATAGAATGGTATAAGGAACGCTTTACTGCAATAACTGCTGGTAAGCCAGCAATAGAAGCCCCTACTGAGTTTTTAGAAACGACTTCGACACCAGATGAACTAATTGATATTTTGGGTGATTTACAAAAAAAGGCAGAGAAACTTGATAAGAGAATAGATACTGAATCTGAAGGGTTAAAAGTCCCGGTAGATAAAGAAAAGCAGCCAGACATATTTAAAGCAGTTGCAGAATTAGATGAAGATAGTAAGGGGGAATATATATCTTATGATCTTTATAGGAGGCTGGTGGCTCAGCAAGAGGCAGCACTGGAAAACATAGAATTAACAGACATAATAGAAAATGTTACTGGTGATCCATTATCTGATTCTTTACTTATCCAAGATAGAATATCTTCTGGTCTTGCAAAATATAGTGAAATACAACCTCCCTCTATCCCAGGAGATGATGCTCTTGGAAGGTACACCAATAGGTATCTTAATAATATAGTATCTTGGAATGAGCATGATTATAAGACAAGACAGATAATAAACTTTGCTGATAATTATCTTGGAATGTTTCCTGATCCTGCGACAACTCCATGGAGACTTAAGAGAGATGTTAGGCAGGAATTTATGGAGGCAAAGAATCTTGGTAGTTTTTGGAAGATGTACTCTGAAAAGGCTGAAAACCAAAAAGATAGATTATTAACAGGTTTTGAAAAACTTGCTGTCCTAAAACCTGACAAAGATATTCATGATTTAACAAAGAGAACTATAAAGTATACGAATGATTTCTTGAATGGTGTAAATAATGTTTTTGAGTTTGATTATGCTGCTGATCTGATCTGTTGTTTTGTAAAGTGGGGCGGCGGTTTGGATATAAAAAGCCTCAAAGGTTTAAGGGCTTTGTTGCAGTTGTTACAAACTGGACTAACAATTGATGTAAATGATATAGTACACAGTCTAACTGATATTATAAATAATATTTTTAGAGGTCTTTTAACTCATAATTTGGTTGGTTTGGTAAATCAAATAATGCAACGTTTAGTGGATCCTATTAAAAAATGGATTAATAATCCAGATCCAAGATGGCAAAAGATTTTTACGTGTACTCCAGTAGATGAACTAATAAATACTTATGTAGTTTATGCGTTAGAATGGGTGAACGAATGGCTTGTTAGTTTAGTACAGAATTGGTATAAAGAAATAGAAATTAACAGGCTTAAGGGTGATTTTAAACTAGATTTATTTGGCGAACAAAAAAACATTGCTATCTTTATAAAATTGTTAGATACTATTATAGCATCCATTGAGAAATCGGCTATTTGTGGAACAGAATCATCCCCCACCGGTGAAGAAGTACAGAGATTGATGAATGCTTATGGAATAGGTCCTACTGAGTCATATAAATATATGGAAGAAGAAAATCCAAATATATATAATAGTTTTAACGTGAAAACGTCCGAAGAAATAGAAACGGTTGAGAATATTGATGCTCAAACTTTAGGCGGTAAATCTGTTGCTAAAACTGATACTCAAGTAAAAACTATGGGAACAGGAATGACAAGACAAAAATTTGACGAGTGTTTAAAAAGATTTGTACCAGGAGATGTAGTTCCAATAACCGAGTGGTTCGAAGAAGCAAAAGCAAAATCCTAGGGAGTTAGTAAATGCATTTATTTTCTATAAGTAGTACTAGTTTATCTGATCAGCCTAAAAAAAGAAAATCAAGAAAACCCATTATAATATCTAAAATGGGATCTGCTGGTGTGGTGTATGGTACTCTCGGTATGACACAGAGCAGAACATCGTTTCAAAAAGCAGAATATAATCTTGGAGAAATCTCTAAGGTTATGGATATCGAAGCATATGTTCGTCAAGCTTTTGGTAAACATGTTGAATTATGTTTGAAAGAAGGTTATAAAATAGCGTCTAGGAATGAGGAAGCCACTCGTTATATACAAATAAGATTAAAGGAAATGGCTGAAGTTTCTGGAATAACGTTTGATATGTTAGTAAGAAGCATAACACAGAATTTAATAGCATATTCAAATGCATTTGTTGTAAAAGCAAGAGATCCTAAGAGATCTATGGGAACACCTATCAATAGAATGTCTGGAGTGTCTTTACCACCTATAGCAGCTTTCTTCCCTCTTGATCCAACATCTATACAAATTAAGAGAGATATGCATGGGAAAGTGTTAAAGTATTTACAGCAAATACCTAATAATCCTACGGCGCCAACATTTAGACCAGAGGATATGGTTCACATTTTTTATGATAGAAAAGAAGGATTTGCTTTTGGTACTCCGTATATAATACCTGTTTTGGATGATATAAGGTCTCTCAGGAGGATGGAAGAGAATATAGAAATGTTGGTAACTCAACACCTCTTCCCTCTATATCAATATATCGTTGGTACTGAAGAAAGTCCAGCTGAGATATATGATGATGGCACCACTGAAGTTGATGTTATTAAAGAACAGATAGAAGATATGCCATCTGAAGGTAGTATAGTTACCCCCGAAAGGCATGAGATTAAGAATTTGGGAGCTGAAGGGAAAGCGCTATCTGCAGAAAAATATTTAGAATATTTCGAAAAAAGGGTTCTTGCTGGTCTTGGTATGTCAGAAATGGCGCTAGGTAGAGGGGGTACGGCCAACAGAAGCACTGCTACTGTAATAGATAAAATGATGCAGGATAGATGTAAGGATTTTCAAGATGTTATAGAGGGATTTATCAATGAATTTATATTAAAGGAACTCTTATATGAGGGTGGTTTCATGATAGATGAAACCGAGGATAACTTTGTAAAACTTAAATTCAAAGAAATAGACATAGATAGTATGCTTAAAGTTGAAAATCATTCTGTATTTAAATATGAACATGATGCTATTGCAGAAACAGAACTTCGTGAACTTCTTGGTCTTGATCCTGTAAGAGAGGACCAAAGAGACGATATGTATTTTGAACGAGTCACAAAACCAAAAGCAATAATATTAGCTGTTGATGAACCTTATACTATGG